AATGACTGGCGATGTGGTATGGACATCTGCTTCATTTGACGGTTCAGGCAACGTAACAGGCACAGCTACGATTCAGGCTAACTCTGTTGCACTGGGAACCGACACGACTGGAAACTACGTTGGTACTATTACTGGCGGTACTGGTATCGACTCTACCGGGGCTACTTCGGGTGAGGGGATTGCACACACCCTTTCTCTCGACCTAAACGAACTCACCACGTCAACTTCGGATGGTGACGGTGACTTCTTTGCTGTAGTCGATGCAGGCGGTAATCAAAAGAAGCTAACCAAAGGGAATATCAATATTTCCGGCTTCAACAATGATAGTGGGTTTATTACGTCTGGGGACGGAGGTAACGCCGCGACGTTAGACTCACTGGATAGCACACAGTTTCTTCGTTCAGATGCAGCGGATACGAAGACATCCGGTGACTTGACCTTTAGCGATGATGTGCAGGCCGTGTTCGGTGCCGGAAGCGATTTGACAATCAAAAGTGACGGTTCAAACGCTCTTATTCAAGGCTCTGGGACTACTTATATTCGTGGAGGCAGCCTTATCTTTTCTGCGAACGGTGGCAGTGGTGGATTTGAAACTGGTATTAAAGTTCAAGAAGTTAGTTCTGAAACATCAAACGTGGAACTTTACTATGACAATGGTAAAAAACTAGAAACATCTGCTACAGGCATAACAGTAACCGGTACTGTTGCGGCGACAAGCTACACTGGTGATGGTTCAGCCCTGACAGGGATTTCGGCTGGTGCAACAGGCGGTGGCTCTGACCAGATATTCTATGAGAATGGTCAAACAGTAACCACAAATTACACAATTACAAATGGCAAGAACGCAATGTCGGCTGGCCCAATCACAATCAATACTGGTGTGACGGTAACAGTCGGCACTGGTGAAACTTGGACGGTGGTATAATGAGTACAATCAAAGCAGATACAATTGTAGCGAGTGATGGCAGTAGTCCGGTTACGCTGACTGGGCAGAGTGCGGCGAAGGCTTGGGTTAATTTTAATGGGACTGGAACTATTGCTGAACGAGATAGTTTTAATGTTTCTAGTTTAACTGATGTTGGAACAGGTGATTACAAAGTAACTTTTTCAAATGCTTTTGCAGATTCAAATTATATTTCTGTACCAGCATCAGGGAGAGATGTAACAACGGACACAGGAAATGTTGTAACAATAAGTTATACAACAACGACTACCGACATCTCTACGTTTCGCTACGGAGCAAACACAAGACAAGACGTTTCTATAGTTGGTCTTGCTAATCACGGAGACTTAGCATGAGTGAGATTATTACAGACAAACTCACTGGCAAGACCACCGCTGGTGACGTTACAGTGACTGATAGTTCTGTTACCTTCAAAATGCAATCTGCGCTGAACAAAATGTGGATTTCGTATGACAGTATAAACAACAGTGTGTTCGACAGTTTTAACATTGGAAGCGTGACAGATGTTGCAACTGGTCAATGCCGCTATAATTTCTCTAATAATTTTAACGCACAGGAAGAATATTCATCAGCGATGAGTGTGGCTTTACAATCATCACCTTCTATGGGTTCTTACACGGTCCTTGATGAACAACTCACCAGCAGTATTGAAATTTTCCCTGCCCGTAATTCTACCGGCACTAATATTGACGTAAATAACACTACTATGAATTGTTGTGGAGACCTAGCATAATGGCTGGAACAATCGCAGCGGATACACTGACCCATTCAACCGCAGGGTCACTCACTACAGACTTCGTTGTTAATGGTAGTGCGAAGCATTGGGCTAATGTAGACCAAGAAGGAACAATGTCTACATTGGATAGTTTCAATCAAAGTTCGATTTCAGATTTAGGCACAGGAAGAACACAGTGCAACATCAATAACAATATGAACAATGACGACTATTGTGTGAACGTGGGCTTTGGTAGAGACCAAACAAATTACTTTGATAGAGTCGCATTAATTTACACACCAAATTCTCAGACAGGCCAATTTGAAATTTGGGCTGGTCATAGTGGTTTTGATTATAATGACCAGTCGGGTGTATTCCCAACCGTTCACGGAGACTTAGCATAATGCAGACACCACAGTTCAAAGGCACACACCTATTTGACAGACTATGCTGGGCGAAAGAAAACCTAGAGGGTGTGCAATCAGACTATCGTGTAGTCTATGAAGACAGTGTAGACGAGTGCGCCAAGATACTTGTGCCAGACCCTAATTGGATGGCGTGTGCATTGCAGGGCGGTATTTTACCACCGGTATGGGTCTACCACGAATTAGCAAAGGACGAAGCACAACCTGACTTCAAGAAGCACACTCGTGGTTACTTGCTGCATCAGACAGAGCCTGTTGAAGCAATGACTGAAGAAGAAGCAATTGAATACTTAATAATGAAGGATTGTCCACAGTCTGTATGGCAGACTTGGAACGAAGGCAACAAACCCAAGCTGGTTATCTGCCGCAAAGAACAGTTACCAAGCACTCGTGAGTGGCGCAACGCTTGGAAAATTACTGAAGAACTAACAGTCACTGATTTAGCAGCCTAAGAGGAGAAACCTAATGGCAGTAACAACATACATCGTAGATAAGGACGGTAATCAGATTGATGCTTCTACAGCAACCGTACCTTCTGACCGTCACTTTCGTGGTGCGTGGTCATTAAGTGGCTCTGTTATTTCAGAGGACATGACAGCAGCCAAAGCAATCTTCAAGGACAAAATCCGTGAGGTTCGCAAACCTTTGCTTGAGGAAAAAGACGTAGAACTGATGAAGGCACTAGAGGCTGGCACCAGCACAACTGCTATTGCAACAGCAAAGGATGCCTTGCGTGATGCACCCGCCGCATCAGCAATCGACAGTGCTTCAGACATTGCTAGCTTAAAGGCAGCTTGGGATACAAGTGTACTTGGCGATAGCCCCTACGCATAACGATGGAAATGCACAGCCTCATAGATACTCTAGTCGGTTTAATCCTTGCGGGTGGTGCTTGGTGGGCTAGCGGCATCAACAAAGAACAGAAGCGCATCGAAATTCTTTTAAATAAGACTCGCGAAGACTACGCTACTCGTGCGGACATGAAAGATGATATGCGTCGTGTTATGGAGGCCCTTCACCGCGTAGAGGATAAGCTAGATAAGGTTTTGAGTAGGGATTAAAATATGGCTATAACAACAGACGAAGAACTACAAACCGAAGTTGGTAAACTGGCTGTGGCAGACCCCACGAACGTCCCAGCGGTTACTGGCATCGTTCCGACTGTTGGAACGGGTGAAGATATTGCTACGACATCAGGGCAGCTAGGAACAGGTCCGACAACCACAACAGCGACGGCGGCAGAGCTAGGCAGCCAGCCCCTCTTTGCTTTTCCGGCGGCAAGTCCGTCAGTTATGCCCCCAAGCGGTTTCTTCCCAGTTGGCGGGACCCCTCGCCCCACTGTTCCAACTGCTCCTGCAGCTAATGTGGGTCAGATTGCTTCTGTAGATGCTGTCACGCCCGATGTAGCAAACTTAGGGGGGGCGCAAGCTGCCCAGCTAACCCCTACACAACCATACGTGGACATGACGGGGGTTCAGGGGACGGTATCTGCTGGTTCGCAGGCCACTGCTGCAACTCAGCAACTCGACCCGCAGGCCACTGTGCAATACCAGCTTGGGCAGCTAATGACGGCAGTTCAGTCAGGTGCGCCACTTCCCCCTTGGGCTTCCCCGGCGGTTCGCAAAGTGTCTGGTATTATGCAGGCTCGTGGCTTGGGTGCCAGTTCGATGGCAGGGGCTGCAATCACGCAAGCTCTCATGGAATCTGGAGTTCAGATTGCCGCACGAGACGCTGATAAGTACGCTGCAATCCAGTTACAAAACCTGAACAACCAGCAGCAAACTGCTTTGGCTAATGCTGCCACATACGCTGCAATGGACAAGGCAAATTTAAATGCACGTCTGCAAGGTGCGGTTACAGAAGCTCAAGCCCTTCTATCTGTAGACCTAAAAAACCTTGACAATAAACAAAAAAGTGATACACTAACATATAGTAGCTTGGTTCAAGGTTTGTTCAAGGATGCGGCAGAAGAAAATGCCCGCAACCAGTTCAACGCCAAGAACGAGTTGCAGGTTGAAGAGTTCTTTGCCGAACTGGGTTCACAGGTCGAGACAGCGAACGCAAACCGTACAGCGGCTATGCGACAGTTCAATGCCAGTGAGAAGAACGCAATGGAGCAGTTCGACAACCAGATGAAGGACTCCCGCGACAAGTTCAATGCGAACATGCAGTTTGCGGTAGACCAATCCAACGCCGTGTGGAGACGTGAAATCAACACTGCGGGAACAGCCATCCAGAACGAAACAAATCGTATCAACACACAAAACCTATATAACGCAAGTCAGAATGCCCTGAACGGTCTTTGGCAACAGTATCGTGACAACGCCTCTTGGAACTTCCAAAAGGGTGAGAACGCACTAGAACGCGAACACACTACGGCTGTAAACGCAATGGAAATTGCTGCTGCTGAGTCTGCTTACAACAAAGAGCAGAAAGACGCTATGGCATCTCAACTTGGTTCGTGGTTAGCAAGGATTCTTTAGTAATGAGCAACGGATTTGATTTATTCAACAGTGTAGGTAACTATTTAAACATAGCTGCAGATTTTCTTTTTGGAGATGACAAAAGTCCCGGTGGAAAAGATTCTGCAGATAGAGGCGCATTAGGGTTCTTGGCGGATACATTTTTGGACACAAAAGGTGTGGCATCGGAACGCAGGAAAGAAGAAGCCATACGTATGGATGTTCCTAAACTGGGAACAGGAGCTAGAGCTAGAGTTCAAGGGGTTGCTCAAAGTCGTCCCTTTGTAGGTAGCAATAATGCCGCTCTCCAAGCAGCCATACAAAGAGGCTTCTCTGGCGCGGGTCGTAACGCTCAGTACACTAATCTGTGGAAACAATATCAAACCCCGCGAACAGTAGGTTCGGGAAGACGTACTGTAGGATTAGAGTCTCCTAAAGTAACAGGAGCTACCCCTATTAAAGCAGCAAGTGTTCGCGTTATGAAAGATACGGTGTAAGGTAATATGGCAGAACGTAATCCCCTATCAGGAACTGTAGAAAACATCGACCCGTTCGCGGCACCACCGCCGGGACATTCCCTGACACAAGATAATTCCAGATGGGCTTGGGGACAAGCTCCCAAGAATGCTGACCCAGATGTAGCCTTGGATGAGGTTGTTGACCGGTTGAGCAAACCCAAGACTAAGCAGGAAATGATGAAGCTGCTCATGGTCGGTATATCTGTAGAGGTTATCGTAGAGGGCATCATCATACAAGGGTTCCAAGATGGTTCGTTTAGTTTGGACACGGGCCTTCTTATGAAGCCTGCCTTGGGTATCCTGATTGCTGACATGGCAGAAGAAGAGGGTATACCTTACCGACTGTTCGAAAAGGACGACCCAGAATCTCAAGACACTATGGATGATGAAACCTTCCTTCGCATGATGAAGGAAAACAATCCTCAGATGTTCTCCTACATTCAGGAAAGCGTAAACGCTGCTATTCGTGCGGGGTCCACTCCACAAGAACCAGAAGATAGAGGTTTCCTCTCAACTACAGATAGGGAAATAAAATAATGAGTATGTTCGTTGCAGGAATTACAGGGTTTCTTAGAGAGCGAAACATAATGGCTGGTGAAGAAGCTGCTGCACGTGCTAAAACCGCTGAAGCTGAAGCCGAAAGAAAAAAAGACGCTATGAAGCTCGTAGCTACCCTCGTTGCTGATAAGGATTTTATTGAATCGGGCGGTATGAAAACCGATTATTTTCAACAGAACCTCACTGCTGCCGGTTATAAAACAGAAGACTTCACCGGCATTGCAAATAAAATGGCTGATGTAGATGCCAGTTTTAATTTTGGTTCTGTCAAGTTCCAAAAGCCCAGCAAAAAATGGGATGAGGACTTGCGGAGTGATAACGGAGTACGAGCAGGCGGTACATGGCTGGGCTATTTTAACAGCGTCTTTGCAGATGAGCAGAAGAGAAACGAACTTCTGTCAGAGCTTGAGAAAAACCCGTTAGCTAAACAACAGTGGTATGGCGAATTAGAAAAGTATTCTAATTACTATATAGATGGACAAATCCTAGATAAGATGAAGACTCCATCTGGGGACCGTACATATAGAGAACCAGAATCAGTGTTTAACGTGTTGTTCAGTAACCTGCCTTCAAAGCCTGTAGTGGATGTCAACAATAAAGTAAAGATTGCGGCTGCGGAAAATGGGGAAATCAAAGACCCTTCGAACGCCCTTGTGTTTACGTTCACGGCTCCTGATGGCGAACAGAAAAAGGAACCCTTTGATTACACAACAACTCAATTAAACTCTATAACTGCCATGGCGACACAGGCAGGATTCAATGACGTTCAAGAATTTATTGATGAATTTCCTGATACAGTCCGTGCTACGACAGGGCAAGAAGCCTACGACATTTTGCTAACCTCTGCAGATTACCATTCAAAAGGATACCAACAATTGAACCTAACGGGTGGTGGTAGTGAGGCTATGCGAGTTAGTCTGGGCAACGATTTGAAAGAAGATTTCGGCGGAGACCCTTACTTAGAAGCGCAAGCCTTACTTCCCTTGGTTACAATCCGGGAAGATAACAAGAATGCTGCCGCTAAAAGAAAAGGGTATGTAGTTCAACTAGCACCTCCCGAAGACTACTTCGAAAGAAACAAGCTCAATCGAAGCAAGATTATGGACCAATACCAAGCATCTAATACCGCTCTTGCTCAGTTGAGAAAGCTACAGGGTTTTCTTACAGACGACATGACACCTACAGGATTGAAGGCTGCTGTTCAAGATGCAGGATTTGCTATTGCAGGAGATTCAGGCCAGATAGACCAGTTCTTTGGGAACTTGGAAGAAGGTACAACTTCACAAAACCTGATACAAGGGGCGATTGACAAGGGGTTTCTTTCTAAAGATGTGGCGACGAACCTTTCAACTATCGACTCTCTGAAACTATCCTTGGCTGCACAGATGGCTCGTGCCGTAGACCCATCTGGTCGTTTGTCGAACCAAGACTTTGAGATTCAACTACGGCGGTTAGGACAGTCGGGTTTGTTTGTTTCCAAAGTGCAGGCGGGTGCTAGTCTGAATCAAGTTATTGAAGACTTCCAAAGAACCCAGCGTCGTCTCGTACTTTTAAATGAGGTAGCCACGGCTCCTACGTTTGGAATCCGGGAAGCCCGTCTCTTAAAAGCCGACAGAATTGCTCGCGGTGCTTTGAACGCAGCCTACGCTGCGAATAAGCCGCCAAAACCCCTCGCTGGAGAGCAACCCCAGACCAGTCTCACATTAGACCCTTCTGGTTATTACACAGATGGTAAAAATAACTGGTTCAGAGATGAAACAGGTACACAACCGGCAGATATGAATGATGTTTTAAAAGCAATGGGCGCGGGAGAAAAATCCTAATGGCAGAGCCACAAGACGTTTCAAAACCTGTGGAAGAGCGGGACATTGTAGGGTTTGATACATCTGGGGATGCTCCGGCTACGGACACCAGACCCCAGCGTATATCTATTGCTCCCGTAGAAAGAATGGTTGAGTTAAGTGACGCTGCCAAGACAGATGTTGTTTTAGACCCTGTTCTTGGAGTCACAACAAAGTCAACTACCTTGGCCCCTGCTGCAGCGGCAGACATCCAAGCACAGCAAACAGGTTCCTCTTGGGAAGATGTTCTTGCTGGTAAAGTAGAGCAGGTAGGCGACATTAAGATTAATGACCGTGTTTTGGAGTTTGCGAACAGCAATCCGAAGGCTATGCTTGCTTTACGTTCTGCATGGGCAAAGTCATCTCAGCCACAGGTTCCCGGCGAGGACGTTATCATACCGTTCACTCGTGAGGGTGAGGTGGTTGCCTCTACTGTTGTAGAAGACCCCTTGATGGTTCCGGCTGCAGAACGATACGCCCAAGGTCGCTTGGAACTAGACAACCTTGTTTCTCAGTATGTAGAGGACCCAGTGGTTCGGCAAATATTTGTGAACCGGTTTGAAACTGGGGACTTCTATAGCTCCCTAGAGACACGCCTAGCAGAAGCAGGGCAGTTCATCGTTACAGGTATTCCTATGGCTAGTATCATGGGGTACCACGCCTTGGGTGCGTACACTGATTCCCAACAGAAGGGAACTACCTTTTCAGACGAATGGGGTTCGCGGGGTAACGACATAGACAAAGCCTTGGAGTCTACTTATAAAGCTATAGACAGCGTACTTCCGAACCCGACTATGAAGATGGCGTTCAACGATAGTATCCACGATGAGCTACAGACCAAACTAGACAACAACGAGATTACCGAAGAAGAATACAACTCTCGTGCAATGATTGAGTTAGAAGACGGCACGTTACAGAAAAAAGAGTTCATTACGGATGAAGCAGCCGCGAACCTCATTGACCTAGCATTCAACAGACTGCCTAAATCTCAAAAGTTCGGCGTTATGTTTCTTGAGAACGTGATTGGCCTAGCAGGTCCCGGTCAAGTTCGTAGTCTAGGGGCAGTTCGGAAGTTCGAAAAGTTAAAGGATTCGTACAAGGGTACTACGATAGGTGATTTACTAGCTGATGTAGATGACCCGTTCGAGGCTGCTCAGATAATTAACAATGCAGCAGGTCGAACCAAGATAAATATGAAAGCCTTGAGTGTTGGTATCGCTCAACAGAGAGCTACCCAAGCTATGAGCAGACTAGATGATGACCTGCGCGAACTAGACCTAGAAATGGACTCCCTAGTTCGTCAAGGTACTCTCAAAACCAGTTCAGAATACAAAATTCTGGAAGGCCAGCGTCAGAATCTAATTAACCGCAAGATGAACGCCAAGTATACCTTGAAGGCATATCCCTACTTGAAGCAAAATGTAGAAGATGCTTTACTGCTTTCGGCTGCACAACTTGGTGCGCGGGAGTATCTAGCCGAACCTTTTGGGTTAGACCCTATGACATCAGAGGCTCTGGGTCTGCTTACTATGGCAGGCGGAGGAGCTTCTATAACTAGATGGGTAGGCGGCAAGGCTGCTAATTTTGTTAGCGCACCCAAGCTGAGTTTCGGAGACAGCGCACATAGTATCGCAGACATAGTTACCTTTGGAAAGATGAAGGGGTTTCAGCTACAAGACAATACTATAAACGAATACGTAAAGGCAGTACGGCTCGAAACCAACAATCCCAGCTTTGATTTGACATCAGAACAGCGCAAGGCAATCAATTATTCAGTCAGGTTGATTAACAACACCACATCTCCCCAAGCCCGCGAACAGATTTTGCAGGCAATTGATGACTACGTTGAATTACAGGATAGGATTGTGGGACAGTTCCCGGAAGCCGCACAAGCTCAAGCAAGAGAGTTGTTCACCCAATCATTCTCCACTGCCTCTGGACTAGGCCCTATGGCGGCACTGCACTCTTTAGCTGTAAATAAGATTGATGCTAAACAGTTGAAGAAGTTTGACGGAACCTACATGACAGATATCATGGCACAGGCCGACGCACAGGTTCGTGCAACGGAGGCTGCCCTAGATAATTTCCAAGAGTTTATGAGAGGTACTGACGGAATTGCTGACCGGGAATCGCTTCAGGCAATGCTTGACAGTACGCGAAAGGCAACAAACAAATTTAAAGATGACTTGAATAGGCGAGCAGAAACAACCTTAGAGGTTATGACAGACATTCGCAAACAGGTTCTTGCAGACCCTACCATTGACGTACCCGAAGGATTTCTTGAGAATCTAGTAGAAGTCGATGTTGCTTTGAAAAAGAGATTGGGCAAGCTGGTTGACGAACGTACCTCAATAGGCGAAACCGTTACTGACATCTATGAAGGTATCACAAAGCGAGTGACAGCCCTGAAGGGTCGTCGGGGAAAAGGCAAGGGATACATGGCAGCATTGTCTCGCGCTATGGAAGATACCCTAGATGCTCATTTAGAAAGCATGTACGCAAAGGGCAAGGCAGCTTACAACGGGGTTCGCGAAGCCGCTAAAACATCTGAGCCTATCGACATGCACGATGCTGTCGTTGACCTGATGAATAAAGCAGGTGACACGGATATGGCTACATTCTTCAGCCCAAATGGTCAGTTCTTTGCAGGTCGTATGGGCCGAATGGCTTACAAAACATTTGATGACATGGTAAAACGAACCATACCTGAAGACGCTATGGCTGAAATCCGAACTGTTCTAATTAGCAATGGGAGCAGTGAAGAACTCGTGAATGGCATGACAAATCTCGAAATAGCCCTTGAAATGCAGCGAATCTCGCCCACCTTCCGTCCCTTTGCCAAGGCAAACGCCTACGAGGTCGACGAGATGCGACGTTCTTTTAGGGATTATGCCTATGGTGTTAGCAAAACCAAGCCTGAATTAGCTCGTGAGGCTAAGATGTTTGGGCAGACTATGGATAGAGCTATTCGAAATCAAGACGAAGATATGTTCACTTTGCTGTCAAAAGCTCGTATAACATATAGAGATGAGATAGGCGATAGACTCCGCAGGGGAAGTACGGTTCGCAAACTGGATGATTCTAGACAGGGTGGAGAAAGGGTGTCCGTAGAGGCATCTGATATGACACGCTATCGCTACGCAAATGAGACTCCCCTCAGTTATGCCCGACCAATATCTGCTAAACTAACAGGAGCATTGCAAGGAAAGCCCGCAGACCAAGAAGCTCTTCGAACCATGATTGAAAACCTTGCAACCGACTGGGGTGATAGAGTTAATGGGCAGGTGGTATTCAATCTGGATACTCCTGAAGGTAAGGCCAAGTTTGAGGCCATACAGAATATACTTCACGAACAGGTTTATGCCGACTGGACAGAGCGAGCCATAGCCGTGTTTGAAAAGACAGAAGGACCTTCTAGTGTACTGAATGGCGGCTACAACTTTAAGAACCTTGCAGACCAAGATGTTCTAGAAGACTTGACTACTATTAGAGTTATCCAAGGCGGCGGTCCCCCAAAAGAAGTACCCTTAATAAACTTAGGGGATATGTACGCCGAACAGCGGGACATTAGCAAGCTCATTAGGGATAGCAAAGCTGTTCAGAAAAAGTACAAAGAGTTTGCATCAGACTTTGCAGATGCTTCTAGTCAAGCTAAGTTAAATGCTGCGAACAACGTCAAGATGGATGAGGATTCCCTAAACGTATTGAAAAGATTTACAGGAGATATAACTCCTGACGATTTCTACAACTTGTACGTCTTAAACGGTTCGCAAAGTAAGTTAGATACCTTACGAGCAAGCTTCATTCCTGCTGTTGTCAAGACAGGTAAAACAGAAAAAGAAGCGGCAGACATGCTAGACCGTGCAATCAGCGGAATGATAGCCAAAGGCTTTATGAATCGTGGCAGCCTTCAGCCTGTACAGGGCATGAAGATGACAGCCTTGAACATGGATAAGATGAAGGTTCGTCAATTCACAAGTCCCGAAACTATGCTTTTGGACATTCAGGAAAATCGTGATATGTTGGACTCTATGCTGGGAGCAGACCACGTAGATTACCTACGCGATATTGCAGACTTCCTAGACCGTGCTGCAGGTTCACGGATGAACGTAGACGGCGTTGTAAATGGATACTCTGTCAACGAGGGTTTAAGCCGTCTCTATAATATCAGCAGAGGAATGGTTAGCCCGCTGTATGTCACTTCAGAATTTGCAGTCAGAATTGCAGCACAGTCGGGTATAGAGACATTACAGCTTGCAGCCGGGAACAAAGAAGCAGCCCGCATAATAAACAACATGTTCAAATATCCTGAACTGGTTACACGAACAGATATCGACAACTTAAATGGTCTGTTGACTGAATTTGTATTTACAGAACTGGCTCGTATAGGCCAGCGTGAATTACCCCCGCTATATGATGAGGAACAAGACAATGATGAAACCGATACCCAAGGGCAATAAGGGACTTGCTAAACTGTCCAAGCCTGTTCGCAACCAACTGGGCTTCATGGCTCGTGGTGGCAAGACCAAGGGCTATGCCTATGGCTCAATGGTTCGCAGCCCAATGGCATCTGAAAACAAGATGATGACATCGTTCAACCCAATGCAACCCCGCGAACAAGCTGGTATGCAGCCCCCTGTAGACAAAAAGATGGTGGGCATGATGTACGGTGGAAAGACCAAAAAAAATGGCTCCTAAAAACAAAACAGTTCTAGCCCCACGAGGCTACCACTGGATGAAAAAGGGTAGTGGGTATCAGCTAATGAAAAACCCCAAGGACGGCTATAAGCGTCACAAGGGGTCTAGTTTACGGGCTAGATTTACTGTGCAAGAAACACACAAAAAGGGTTGACAAAAGGTTCGCGAACTCCCATATGGCAACAAAACCAACAACAAACCAATGGAGAGAATCATGTACGGTTTGACTGATATCCTGAACTTTTATAGCCGCAGCCCCGTTATGGTTGTTAGTGAAGCTGTAATTCAGGAAATAAAGAAGGAGCAAGATGCTGCTCGTGTTAAATACCTCAAAGCCATTCGCGATAGAATTGATGCGGAATTAAAAGGCTTAGAGCCAAAAGAAGAAGAAGCCGCCTAAATATAGCGGCTAGACTTCTCCATCATCTCGTCTCCTACAGACTTTAAATAACGCAAAAGACTTGCTACCTTGAAGGTTCCTTCATACGTAGGCAGGTCTTTTTCCATTAGGCGGGCAAACTGTTCCGGGTCTACAGAGTCCATGTCCAACTCTATGTTCCCCTTGTCGTTCATGTGTGCCGTGAACTTGAACAGTTCGGCTTTAGGATGCTTGTTGCTCATCTTTATACGCCTTAATTACATCTGTTGAAAACAACTTCTGTAGATTCAGAAGGTACATCCGTGATGCGTTGTTGTCTCCGCCGTTCACGGATTTTTTGTAATCTAAATTATCTATGATTCGTTTGAGGGACGGCACGTCAAACACAAGGGTTGCAAAAGTCTCATCCCCTATGCACAGATTGTGAAACCAATAGTCTGCTTCAGTTGCTTCTATACCGCTGGGCTTGCCATAG